ATGTCGATGGCTGGCGTGAAGCGGTCCCACACCTCGTCGCTGCCCGTCGCGGTCATTCCGGGAACCGCCGCCCCCAGGACGTTGATGTCCGTCCACGACAGGCCGGGGTTCCAGAAGATGGCCGCCCCGCCCGGAGACGTGTCGATGGTCCGCACGGCGAACAGGTCGTCCATGTACTGACGCACCGCGGCGACAGGACCGTTGGCGTGCTCCGCCCGCTCCTCGATCACCCGCTTGCCCTTGTGCAGCGTCGTGTACCTGCCGGGATGTCGCGCCATCGCCTCGAACGTCCGGGGGATCGAGTTGCGGGAAAAGGCCCAGAACGGAATCCCCCGCCGCACCACCTGTCGCTCGAACGGCGTCATCCGCTTGTAGTCGAACGCCCACTTGTTCACGGCGCTCGCCGCCTCGGCGAACGAGTCGCCCTTCTCGAAGCGGTTCAGAAACAGGGCCATGCGACGCTGGTTCTCCAGCATCTTCGCCGTCGCAGACGTCGACCGCATCAGAAAACCGTCCGGGCCGAAGACCGGGTTCTGGCGGTGGAACGGGACCACCTTCTGCCACTTCTGGAGACGAGGCGCCCACTGCCATCCCTCCTCCGCCCCGCGCGGGATGCTGCCCGGCAGATCGGCCCCGGCGTGTCCCTTGTCCACGATGCCGTGCTCGACCGAGGCGTTGTAGAACTCCTGCGGCGTCACGGTCCGGCTGCCGTCCGGGCCGCCCTTGATCATGAACTGTCCGTCCGCCCCGCCGGAGCCGAACTCCTCGAGCCCCTGGTGAAAGCGGTCCTGCAAGGCGTCCTTGTTCCGCTCGGCAAACTTTCCGGCGTCCGACGTGGCGGGCTTGCGGGCCATGCGCTGAAGCCGCTTGTGCGTCCCGGACGTCTCCAGGTTGCCAAGGAAGGAGATCGTCGTCGCCTTCTTCGCCGTCGTCGGACTGAACGTGTAGCCGCCCATCGACATGCGGAAGCGGTCGTCCACGAAGTTGCGGGCGTTGTAGAACGGCATGCGGGCGTGGGTCGCAAACCCCTTCCAACGGTCGTGGAACGGGTCGATGGTGTACTTGGCGAGCTTTTCGAGCCAGCCGGGATCGTGGAACTTCGCCGCCTCGTCAAGCATGTCCGCCACCTCGTTCCGCACGGCATACTTCTGCCCGGACCACTGGTGCGTCCACGGCCCCCACCCCGACTTGGCGTCCAGCCCCTTCGCCTCGTGCAGCGGCACGGCCCACCGCCGGTCGCTCGTCGCCATGTGCAGGAAATCCGCCTTCGCCTTCATGCGGATCGACGCGTACAGCCTCGCCGCCAGCGACTGCATCAGGTCGGTCGCCGGGTTCGTCCCCTGCTCCCAGTTGTCGATGATGTCCAGATGCACCTTGTGCTTGGCGAACTTCCCCGGCCCCGGCTGACCCACCTGGCCCGCGCCGCCCCGGCGATGGATCCCCGACGGGTTGAGCAGGAACGTGTGGAAGTAGTCCGAGCGATCGGTGGCGAGCTTGGCCTGCACCGTCTCCCGCGCCTCCTTGCGGGCGGCGAGGATCTGGTCCGGGGTGGCCTGCCCGCCGCCACGCTCGGCGATGTGCTCGACCATCCCCTGAGCGTCGTTCTCCGCCTGCCGGGCGAAGCGCTCGGTGAACTCCTCCTCGATCCTGCGGAACGGGGCAAGCTCGGCGTCGTGGTACTCCAGCAAGGCGTCCAGGCGCCTCGGCAGCTGCTGCCGCACCGAACGGTAGATGTCCTGATCGACCGGCAGCCAGTCCTTGTTCTTCGCCCACAGGTTCGACATCTGCGTCTGCGCCAGGTCGGCCTCAACGCCGATGTTCTCCAACGCCTTCGCCCCGTAGGAAGTGAACAGCGCCTCGGCGTCGTCCGGGTGGATGTCGTCAGCGGCGAGGCGGATCGTCGTCTCCGAGTAGGCGTCACGGACCGCGTTGTTCGCCAGGAAGTCGTCCACCTTGCCGCCGATGATCTGCGGGTCCACCACCAGATCGCCGGCCTTGTGGCGGTTGCGGGCCATGCGACGGCTCATGTTCAGAACCATCGTCGCGAAGTCCGACGTCTCGGTCAGCGGGTCCCCGGCGATGAGCATGGCGTCGAGTTCGGCCGGCATCGCCTTGATCAGATCCTCGTACTCGTCGACCGACGACACGTTGTCGAACTGCGACCGCATCCGGGAGACCCGCTCGGACACCACCCGGTGCTGATGCTCCGTCGTGTGGGTCAGCCGGTACTGGTGCTCCCAGAAGCGGATCAGGTCGTCGTCCGTGTGCATCATGTCGGCCGCCACCGGGTCGAACAGCCGGGTGAGTTGCCGCAACGGGCCCGTCGACTTCGACATCCCCCGGACGCCCTTCTCCGTCAGCGCCCCCGCCGCCGCCCCCGCCACGCCACCGAGCGCCCCGCCGATGGGGCCGCCGACCGCCGCCCCCGTCGCTGCACCCATCACCGCCCCGGCCCCGCCGCCGGCGACCCCGAGATCGGCCATGCGCTTGGCGGAGACGATCTCCTTCCCCTCCATGAAGGGAAGCCCCACGCGCAGCCCCACCTCCCCGTACCCCACCCCCAGGTTCCGCACGTCGAGCGCAGCCTCCGGGCTGACCAGCCTCGCGGTCGCCTCCTCCACGGCGTCTCGGGTGAACCGCAGTTCGTCGCCGACCATCACCGCGGCGACCTCGTCGGAGAAGGCGCGGGTCATGTCGTCCAGATCCGCCCCCCGCAACCCCTGCGCCCGCAACCCCCGCCGGCCGATGCGGGTCACCTGTTTCAGCGCCGTCGCCGTCCTCGTGGCGAACTTCGCACCGATGCCGACGCCCACCGCCGGATCCGTGCCCACGGCGAAGGCGAACGAACCGAGGAGGTGGTGGAAGTCGTTGGGGTTGCCGTTGTTGCCGACCACCCAGTCCCGGTACAGGGTCACGGCGTCTCGGGGCTTGCCGCCCTGCGCCCACGATGGCGGGATGAGCGACAGCCCGGCGCTCGTCATCACCGACTCGTCGCCACGCTTCGTCCAGGGCGACAGGATCACCCGCTGCGGCGTCTCCAGCAGTTCCAGGCCCGTCCCCAGCACCGTGGGCTTGCGCACCGTCCGACCGCCCGGCGGCACCCAGTTCTGACGGAACGCTGGAGCGGGGGCCTCGACGTCGCCCGACGGGTCCACCAACTGCGACAGCCCGGTCGGCGCCCGCCCCGACGACGGCAGGGCGAACGTCGCAGCCGACGCCGCCAAACTCCCAAGGTTCTCGAGGAAGGACGGCTGGTGCTTCGCCGCCGCATGGGCGCTCGCCCACGCCATCGCCTCCTCTGTCGCCTCCTCGGGGGTCTGCCCCGCCCCACGGATCGCTTCGGTGAATGCGACCCTGTCCGCCTGCTCCTGGGCGACGACGAGGGCCTCCCTGTCGTACTTGGACAGGGCCTCCCTGTCGTACTTGGACAGGACGTCGCCGCCCTTGCCGATGACGTCGTACCACCGGCGACCCGCAGGCTTGAGGTCCGACTCCGCTTCGATTTCCTCCAGGGTGGGGGACTCCTCGCCCAACGCCCCCATCCGGCGAGCCTCCCGGTACGCCTCCGCGACGTCGGGGTCCGTCTCGATGGCAGCCGGCTCGTCCCATCGCCGCTCCACGGAGGCCAGCAGTTTGCGGCGCAGGGTCCTCTCGGCACGTTGGCGGCGCTTCTCCGCCTCCCACATCTGCCGTCCCATCTCCTCCTCGGATGGGGCGCCCTCCTGCGCCTGCTCGGCCAGCAGATCGGCGTAGGGGTCCCCGCCGCCGGCCTGCTCCGCGATGAGATCGGCGTAGGGGTCTGCCATCGGCTACCGCTTCAACGCCCCCCAGATGATGCGGTCCCTGACCTTCTTGTTCGGGGCGTTGATGATGTTCGAGGGCAGATCTCCGCCCCTCGCCCGGATGGCGGCGATGTCCTTCGCCTGCGCACCCTCGTCGAGCGTGAGCATGTGGGACAACGCCCTGCGAAGCGCCGGGGTCATTCGGAAGGGCTTGCGCTTCGGCGCCGCGCCGCCGGCCATCCCCATCGCCTGCGGCGCGGGGTAGGAGGTCGGACTGCCCTTCGGTAAGGGGGCGACAGCCATCGACCCGGTGATCCTCGCCTCGTCCAACTTGGAGCCCAGGCCGGAGATGTTGCCGATCAGGTTGTTGATCCTGATGCCCAGCTTCTTCTTGGCCTTTCCGGGGAACATCCCGGCGGCCTGCTTCTCGAGCACTCGCAGTTCGAGGCCCCACTTCTTCATCCGCTTGTTGTCCTTGTAGTCGCCCAGCTTCCGCTTGGCGTCCGTCTCGTAGGCTCCCCGCTCGGTCTGGAACGCAGACTGGATCTCCGCCTCGGTCGAATCCTTGGGGACCTCCATGAGCCCGCCAGCCTTCACCACGGTCCGGTACTTCGAGTAGGAGTTCTGCCTGATGATGCTCTTGATCCTGTTCCCCTGCACCCGCTCCGGGCGACGTGGGGCGTGGCGGGGGCGGCGCGCATACGCCTGTCTCGCCAACTCGGCGGACCCGCGTGCGGACGACGCAAGGATGTCGTCCCGCTTGTCGGGCACGATCCCCTCGACGTCCAGGTCGTAGGCGAGGGCCGCCCCCTCGCCCGTCGGGTCGGCAAGCAGGTTCCTCTTGAGATCGTCGACCGCCGTGCGCCCGGCCTCGATCGACCGCTCCGACCCTGCCTTCTCCTCCCGCTTGGCGTGAGCCTCCAGGAACTGCCTGAACAACGGCTGCGTGGGCGGGGCCGAGCCCATCTCCAATTCCGGCAGCGCCTCCTCCGGACGGCCGTAGACGATGCCCTCGCCGGGCGGCATCCCCGCGCGCTCCGGTCGCATGGGGATGAGTTCGGGCACGGGGGCCATCCCGCCTCCGGCCTCGGGGGCCATGACGGGCACCGCCATCGGCGTCGGCTCCGTCGTTCCGCCGTGCTGCGCCATCGGGTAACCGAGTTCGGCCGCCCTCGCCAACGCCACCGGGGCGGTCTCCGGGGTCCCCGTCCGCATCTCCTCCATGACGCCAGCGTGCGCCTGCGCAGCCTGCTGACGGCGGATGCGGTCCTGCTCCATCTGCATCCGGGTCTCGTAGCGGCGGCGCAGTTCGGATCGCTCCTCCTGCCGCTCCGCGCGGGCACGCTCCTCACGCCCCATCCGCTCCTGACGCCCGCGCTTCTCCTGACCGTACTGCTGGAGAAACTGCGTCAGCGGGCCGAACAGCAACTGGCCGGCGTCGACCGGGTAGTACTGCGGCATCTACTTCAAGTCCCGGAGGCGTTGGGATGCCTCCCAACCTGCCCAAAGAGGCGCGGCTGCCCCGCCCGTGGCAATGGTCGCCCCGACACCGACGACGCTGCCCGCAAGACCCAGCCACATCTGCATCTTCTGCATCTCGCGGTTGATCTCATCGTCGCGCAGGCCCTTCTTCGCCAAGAAGACCCGAAAGTCCCTCTCGAAGTCAGCGCCGTGAACGCCCTGGGCGAAGCCTGCGGACCGAAGCAACTGGTCGTACTTGATCGCCTGATCTCTGGCGGTCGCCTGCTGCGCCTGCCCGGCGGCGGCGAGACGGGCCCGCTGCTGTACCTGCCCGCGCTCCGTGGCGGCGCGCCGACCCGCACCAGAACCGAGCGTGCCAGCCGATGCGTGCTGCGATCCGGTGTTCCAACCCATCTTCCGACCCTGCTGCTCAACGTCGGAGATCATGCTCTTGTAGTAGTCGGTGTCCTGATACCCCTCCCCGTACTCTTTCCCGGCGGCGAGGCGCATCTGCTCCATGTAGTCGCGCACGTCACGCGAGATCCCAGGGTTTTCCGGCGCTTGGAGGGCGGAGCGTCCGCCACGGTCCCATCCGCTGAAACTCCCGTAGGCGTCGGCCACGTCCTCGAGCCGCTGATTTGCACCGGCCTTCAGGTTCTTCCAGAAATTCATCGTCGTCTCCTATGCCTGGTGCGTCGCAACGCAATGGACCCAGACGTGCGGGTCGCTGACCCCGTGCGTCGCCGCCGAGTCCGTCGCCACCCTGATCTCCAGCGCCTGCGTCGTCGTCACCGCCTGGGAGAACGCTCCGCTGTTGACAACATCGCCAGTGGTGAACGTGACGGCGGAGTCCACGCCTGTCGTGTCCACGAAGAGTCGCGCCGAGTTGTTGCGCGTCGTCGGAACCCCCTGTGTCGACGTGCGACAGCCGACGCTGATTCCGATGATTGTGCTGTCCACGGGAACCTGAAAGTGCGTGTTCAACGTGTTCTGATCATGGTCGACGCCAGGGGTCGCCGTGATAAATTCAGCCAAGGCGATGGGGTTTGTGGTGCAAAGACTCAACGAATCGATGCTGTTCACCGGCTTGACGAGGATCGAGTACAGCGCGTTGGGGGCGGTGAGCTTGGCCGGCGTGAGGGTGCCGTCCGTGACGTTGGCGGCGTCCACTCCGTCGTTGAGGACCGCGGCGATCTCCGTCTTGAACTCCTCCAACTGCGCTGCTCTCAGGGTTTGACCTTCGGTGAAGGTGCTGTTGTAAACCAAGGTACCCATCGGTCGCTCCTAGATGTCCTCGTGCCAGCCCGCGAAACCGGCACCCACGGGATGCCATCTACTGCACCCCGACGATGACGAGTTGGTCGCCGTCGTTGTCGGCATTCACCCATATCTGCGCCGGCCGCTCCAACTGAAGCGGTCCGTAGTCCACGCCCGGCTTCAACGAAAAGCCGATGGTCGCATCGCCCGTGATCCCGACCGTGTCGGCCGAGCCGATGAACACCTCGCCGGCGTTCCCATGCGGAGCTTGCAGCGTCAGGGACAGCACAGCCCCGGCCGCCGGGGCCCTGACGGGCGTGCCGGCATCTGCGACGGTGACGACGGTGTGATAGAAGGTCCGCCCCGCCTCCTCGCGGGTCACGATGCGCCCGGTCATCAGGCGCTCTTGGATCTCCTCGCCCACTACCGCCTCACCCGCCTGCGCGCCAACACGTCGATCTCGGCGCTTCGGACGTCGAACTGGTCCCCCAGGTTGCCGCCTCCACCCGCCCCGCCCCTCGTCTGAACCCCGATACGCCCGTACCGGCAGATGCCACCGCTGTGGACGTCCAGGCGCTTGCTGTGGTCCTCCGACTCCCCCAGACGGTCCGTGCCCAGCACGAACGCCCCCAGGTTGCCGCCGGCCGCACCACCGTCGTCCGGGGCGAACGTCACCGACTGCCCGTTCAGGCTGCCGTCGGCGTTGAACGCCTGCTCGTCCGTGCGCCACCAGCAGTCGAGGTCGTTGTCCATGGTCGGCCGGATCATTGGGCGGATGAAACGCCACCGGTAGATCGAGTTGGAGTTGTACCCGACCGGCCCGCTCTCCCACCGCGACCGGAACACGAACGGCGTGTTCTCCTGATCGTCCTGGGCAGACTTGTGGTCGAACAGGTTGTAGTCCACAAGCCCGTTGTTGTCGACCGTGACCCCATACAACTTGGTCCCGGCGTCGTTGGTGCAGAATCCGCCAAGACCTCGGCGGGTGGCGGCGTGACCCCAAGTGCTGTTCTGGAACTCGAAGATCGACCACGCCGGGTCGCCCTTGTAGCCGAACCGGTAGTCCATCACGAAGACCCTGCGAGGGGCTCCCCCCTTGTCGGGCATCGCCAACCATATCTGCCGCTTCTTCGGATAGTGGATGGCGTGCGCACCCCCCACCCCGCCGCCCTCGATGGCAGCCTGCATCGTCCGGGAGATCGGGGCGGACAGATGGTGCGTCGTGCGGCCGTCAAACCCATAGAATCCGTCACCCGCCAGGAAGCACGCCATGCCCCCGGCGTCGTCCACGATCGTGCTGTGGGCGATGCAGCCACGGTCGTTGACCACCTGGCGGTAGGTCGTGCGGTACGGGCCTTCCACGCGGAACAGGCTGATCGAACCCTCGCGGAAGACGACGGTGTGGTCGCCGCGAGACGCCAACCCGGTGACCGGACCCGTGTCGCCGCCGGTCGGGACGTGGACGTTGTCGATCGGCCACCCACGGACATCCAGCAGGTTGCTGTACCAGATCGCTGATGGGGAAATCTGGTTCCCGTGGATCTTGATGTCGCGCAGGTTCCCCAAGATCAGACGACCACCCTGCGAACGGCAGAACCGGGCACTGATGTCGTCCTCCGCCATCACAGCGTAGTTGCCGGGGTCGTCGCTGTACGGCGAGTCCGCCCCTTCTCCTCCCCCTTGATGGAATGGCTCGAGCGTCCGGTTGATCGGACCTGTATCCCCGGACAAGGCGAACATCCGGTTCGCCCTGGGATCGGAGTAGAAGACCGTGGCCGTATTGCGGATGTCGTGGTCGGTGCAGACGATCAGCCGCCTGTCGAACACGCACGCATCCCACCGGGAACCGGCGCTCTCGTTCGTCTCCGCGTTGGCCGCCGTCAGTTCGACGTTGCCCACCATGCCACCAAACCCACCACCGAAGTTCGCCTGTTCACGGACAATCAGGATCTCGGCATTGGCCGCCGCACCGGCAAGCGGGACCAAGCCGACGACCCCCGACTGCACCTTGTTGGTGCCAAGGCGGAAACTCTTGACCAGTTTGACCGTGGACGCCTGCGCCCCGCCGTTGACGTAAAACGAGTTCTGCATGTTCAGGGTGCCGCGACGGCTCGCCGCCCCGCCCCCGCTGAACTCGACGTTCAGAGCTTGGGTCGAGTGCTCGGGGGTCGCCCTCTCCGGGAAATCGGTCAGCCCGTGGGTGGGCGCCCCGATCTGTATGACGCGAGGGGTGGCCACGACCTACGCATCGGCCTCGTTGCGCAGCGCCTTCTCCCGGCTGCGCTCCGCCCACGCCTTGGCCTGCCCCTCGGTCTTCCCGGCGGCGCGGTGCTCGGCGTACTTTTCGTTGTAGACGCCCTCGGCGTAGGCGTTCATGCGATCCGTCTGCGCCTGCTGGTCGACCTTGCCCTCGCGGGTCGAACGCTCGATGTCGCCACCGACCTTGCGACCGGCCGCGCCCTTGGTCCCGTTGGCGGCGATCAACTCATCCACGTCGCCCTGCGTGGCGTTGACGATCTCGTTGATCTTCAGGGCGTTCACGGCGCGCCGGATGCCCGTGGACCCGACGGCGGCTCCGTACCGCTCGGCGATGGCCAGCGTCTGCTGCATGTACTCCATCGTCCCAGGGTTCGCGGTCGGCATGATGTCCGGGTGCCGGCGGCAGAACTCCGCCCACACGTCGGGACGGTCTCGTCCGCTGGGGTCGAGCCGCACGATGGGCGGATCGTCGCCCCACGCCTGCTCGCAGTGCTTGACGATGGCGTCCTCCTGCGGTCGCCCGCTGGCACAATGCACCGCCACCCAGGGGGCGAACACCATGTCGGCCGCCTTGCCGAGATCCAGCACCAGGGCGTCGCCGCCCGTGCGCTGCCACACGTCCCGGCCGCCCGGACCCACGGTCTTCGTCAGAGGCGTGCGCCGCCCCCTGGCGATGTCGTAGTTGCCCTTGCCGTCGAGATCCCTGATCAGAATGAGCGCCATGTCGTCTCCTGGGGGGTCACTGCCGGCCCCCGTACTGGTAGTCCCACGAGTCGGTGGGTTGCACATGGCGGCTGCTCTGGAACTGCCGCTCCTCGATGCTCTCCCTGAACCGACCCAACTTCTCCATCCAAGTGGCCATCTGGCGTTCCCAGGAGGGGTTCTCCTCCTTCTGGTACGCCCTGGTGACCGCGTATTCGACAAGCAGCCCGTGGTGCGCCGTGACGATGGCGACCGGGGTGTGGTCGTTGGCCGAAAGCGCCGTGGGCACCGACGGGATGTACCGGATGCGCAGCGTCAGCGCCGTCGTCGGCACCGGGCGCACCTCGATCCGCATCGGGCTGTACCCGAAGTAGTCCCACGTCTGCCCGAACCCCAGACGATTCGGTCGGCCAGGATGCGGCCAGCGGTGGTTCACATGCTCGATCAGCGAGCCGTCGGCGCCGCCCTGCGCCCCGGTGGCGTCGCGGACCTCCTCGATCTTGAGCGGATCGTCGGAGATCGACAGAAGCGTCTGAAGGCTCACCGAACGGGAGGACGCGGCGTAGGTTCCGTCCGTCTCCGTGACGAGGTTCTTCGCCTCGGCCTCGGCCACCACCGTCCACATCTGGCGGTACGCCTCGTTGAGCCAGTCCGTGACCGCCTGGCGCGTCCAGAAGACCCCGGACTCCGGGATGTCGGCCGCCACCAGCGCCTGATCGAGACGGCTCGCCACGGCGACGCGCATCTGCAACAGGCTCGCCATCTAGGCCGCCTCGTCCGTGCTCTCTGGCAGGTTCCTCGGCACCCCCCAGTTCGACCGCCATTTCGGCGACTCGTTCATCGCCACGGCGGACACGTAGGTCTCGCCATGGTCGCCCATCTCGTCCCACATGCGGTCGAACTCGCGCTGTTCGGCCTGCTGCTGCCGGGCGTACACCTCGGCGAGCTTTTCCGCCTTCGTCCGCTGCGTCGCCGTCTCCGAGCGGGAGATGAACAACTTGTGGGCCCACGTCTCGGTCAGATAGTTCACCAGCCGGCCGTCGGCGCATTCGGGATGCCACATCCGCATCGTCTTCGTCAGCCCCGAGTCGCCCCGCAGCATGAGCCGCCAGCACCCGAGCGTGGCCCCCGGTGGCACCTGGGAGACCGGAGTCCACCAAATGCCCTCGGGGGCCCACTCGATCACCAGACGCGGGTCGATGTCCCGAATCTGGCGGGCGATGGCAGGGTCGAGGTTTCTGTGCATGACGCCCGACGAGCGCAACACGATGGGTGCCGGGCCGCCGGCCTGGACCTCCATCGGCACGCTGCCGACACGGCGATGACTGAAACCTCTTCCCATGCCCCGCCTCCTCTAAAACGCGTAGTGCCTGCCTGCGCCGGCACCGTAGGACTCGTCAGCGCCACCGACGCGCGTGAACTTCACGCCGCAGTTGGGCTGCCGGGACCCGAGGTTGGAGAACTCGCGCCAGTTGTAGTTCCACACGTCGCCACCGGCGGCGTCCTGCCGCAGGATCGACCCATCGGTCTCGATGAGTTCCATCTCCTGAAGCACGAACTGCTCGATGCCGCCGGAGGTGTTGAACGCGTAGATGCGGTCGTAGGGGCAATCCCGGGTCCCGAGAACGGGCACGTCGGCGTTGCCGGCGTTCCACAGAAGCGCGTCGGCCTGGAAGCCGCCGGGGAACTTCTGCGGCTGGTACCGCTGGTCGCCGACCATCAGATCGACGATGGCCAGCTGCACCGCGCCCTCGCACAGCAGGACGTCCGGGTAGTCGCCCGAGGCGTACTGACCGAGCTTGATGCCCTGGTTGAGCGTGTTGCGGGTGAGCACGTTGCTGTCCATGTCGATGGTCACGGCGTTGGCGTAATCGCCCTCGGGCTCCGCCCGGTCCACGCCCTGGAGCACGTCCAACTCGAAGTTGAGCGAGACGCCGCGGGCGGGGATGTCGACGTTCGTGTTGGCGAACAGCTGCTCCAGACCGTTCCACGACAGGGCGCCCTCGGTGTTGTCGTCGCGATCGAGAGCCGCCACACCGGCACCGTGGGTGCCCGAGCGCAGCACGAGGTCGCCGACGCTGACGCCTGCGCTCGCGTCCTCGTCGGCGGTGAACTGCTTGCGGTTGGCCGAGGCGACCGCCGAGATCGTGAACGCCGTGGCGTTGGCGGCGTCGAGGCGACGGGTCACGCCGTCCTGGGAGATGATCTCGACCTCCTGTCCGACCGACAGGTAGCGGTTGCCGTTGCCCCGCCAGTGGGCCAGCTGCGTCGAGTCCTGCTCCAGCGTGAAGACGGCCCCGCCCCCCGGATCGTCCTCCAGGCGGCCCAGGATGCCCAGGGGCGTGCAGTAGAAGTCGATGGCCTTGTCCTTCTTCATGTCGAGCAGGTGCCCCTGCACCTCGGACTTCAGGGCATCGGCGAACGCGGACTCGCTGCCCTGCGACGCGGCGGAGGCGAACGCCTCGATGCCGCCCGACCCGTGGATCACGACGGCCGGGATGGTGAAGTTGTCGAACGTCTGCCGGCCCGTGGTCGGGAACGCGGCGCTGTTGCGCGCCGACGACGTCGGGCGGTACGAGCGGTTGCGCCCCGTGCGGGAGCCCAGGACCACGCTGCGACCGGACCACTGCGAGCGGCCCGACTTGGCGATGAGTCCCAACTCCGGCGTCGCCGTGTGGAGTTGATCCACGAGGCCGGGGAAGTAGACGTTGGTGAAGAGATCCGCACCGGCCTCATATGTCTGAACAGCCATTTTCTATCCTCCTGCCGCCGGGTCGGCGCTACCGGTACTTCGCGAGAATCGTCGCCTCCCGGTCCGCGACCCAGGCATCCTCAGACTCCTGCGACCAGTCGGCATCGAGCCTGCTGGGCCGCTTGGAGGGCGGAGCGTCCGGGGCCGGGGAGCCGGCTGACGACTGTCCCGTGATTGCGGAAGCGGTGGCCTCGGCGGCCTTTCGCTTTGCTTCGAGTTTGGCGCTGTCGTCGGCCTGCGGCTTCGCTGACAGTTCCAGTTTTCTGTAGTGCTCGGCCACCTTGTCGGCGTCGAACGAGGCCCCGATCTGCTTGGAGGCGTAGTAGCTCTTTGCCACCTCGTTCCCCCAGATCGGGATGTCCTCGATGCCGGCCTTCGCAATGGCCTCGTCGATCAGTCGTCGGGCTGCGTTGTTCTCGGCGTTCGCCTTGTCCTTCGCCTCCCGTTCCGTCTTCCATGCCTCAAGCGCCTGGACCCGGTTGAGCGCAACCTCGGCGGGGTCCTGCCACTCGTCGGCCGCCGGCGCGGGCGCAGGCAGCCTCTCCTCGACGGTGCGGGCCAGCGAGTCCAGTTGGGACCTCTGTGCCTGCCACGCCTGCTCCGCCGCCTCGGCACGGGCGTTGGCGGATGCCGCCTCCGCCTTCGCCGCGTTGGCGCTGTCGTTGACCTCCTTGAACCGTTCGTACGGAACGGGGGCCGGAGTCTCGGTCGCGGGCGTATCGCCGCCCGTGGCGCTGTTGTCAGTGTCCATGTGGACCCTCCCTCCGCGGCTTTTGTGTCCCGGTTGCCTCCGGGGCGGCTCTGGACGTGACGGAATTGCCACGCCTCCCTCCGGTCGCACGAGCGCCTGTTTTACGAGGGTGGCTCCTCGGGCTCATGCGGCCTCCGACGACGAACCCGCTCCGGGGGGGCGACCCATCGGCGCAGGCGGGGAACCTGACGCTGACGGGGGACCCGGAGGCTGCGGCCCGTCCGGGGAGCCACCGTGGATGTCCACCATGGCGCCCATCATCTTCTGCATCTTCTGCGACTCGTGCAGGGCGTAGTGCTCGAGGAGTTGCCCGGCCTCTTCGGGGTTGTCCTTGCGCCAGCCCTCGTTCGACAGCTTCGCCCCGTGGATCTCCAGATGAAGCATGTCGTCGTCGAACGGGAAGACCTCGATCGGCTCCCCCTGCTCCAGATCCTTGTGCTCGCCGTACGCCCGCAGCCGCTGCGGCGACTTGATGCCCAGTCCTGCGTTGGCGGCCGGGAAGTCCAGCTGCCGCAGGATGTACTCCACGTCGAGGCTGCCGCCCTGGCCCTGGAACAGGAACGGGGCGTACTGCAGCAGTTCGATGACCATGGACTGCTTGGCGGCCGGCGAAGACGACTTCATCGAGTCGGGCAGCACGGCGACGTCCATGACCCTTTCGACGTCGGCCTTGCCCATGTGGAAGACCTGCACCTGGGCGTCCGTGCCCAGCGCCCGGATGGTTCGCTCGCCGCTCCAGTACCGCTTGTGCAGGTACAGGATCATGCGCCCGGCCCGCGTCAGCGCCGTCTCGGTGCGGTGCATGATCGGGAGGAACCGCCGCAGCCCGGACTCCTGAAGGAACCGCACGGTCATCGCCGCCCGCACGTTCGGGGGGTTCTGCCCGGCGAGCGGGTCGTTGACCCCCGTGATCGACTGCATGGAGTTCTGCGCCATGGACATGATCTGCGGGTGGATCGGAGACGGGGGCGTCGGCGGGACGAACTGCAGATCCGTGCCTCGCCGCTTGAAGATGATCTCGCCTGGACGGTCGTTGATGGACACGTCCTTGATCCCGGTCTCCTTGTCGGCGATGACCTTGGGATTGCCCATGAGCAGCATGGATTCGTGGTAGCGGGTCAGGGCCTTGTTGTGCCCCTCCTGCAGCGGCATGAGTTCGCGCACGATGCCGTCGAACCAGAAGCGCCCCGGCGAGGGGTTGCAGCCGAAATGCACGAACGGGTAGCGCCCCCCGTAGGGGTTCTTCTTCGTCGTCAGGGTCGTGTCGCCCGCGATGGTGATCACCCTGCCGGCCGGATGCTTCTTGGTCGGGGCCTCCCAGAACTCGATGATCCGGATCTGGTCGTCGGACTCCCGCCCGCTCACCGCCGCGGCCCCCGTGTCGAAGCGAAGCTGCCGGTCGTAGGAGGTGCGCCCGCCGTCCTGATCGCCCGACCGGATCTGGTTGGCCTTGGACCCCATCAGGTCCACGAGGACCTCGCGGTCGATGTAGGCGTGGTGGGCGATCCACGGGGTGTTCTTGATCGAGGTGGCGGTCAGCGGGACGTCGATGTTGAACGGGGAGACGTTCATCATGTCGATGTCGCCCTCGAACAGCTGCTCCATCGTCGTCGGCTCGGGGTCGCCGCCCGGCAGCACGAACGGGGACTCCTCGGCCTCGGCCTCCTCCTCGCCCTCGGGGACCGGGGTGTCCCTGCCCGCCATGGACCCCGACCCCTCCTTGTTGGGGACGAGCACCGGCTGGCCTGCCTGCGTGTTCCAGGCGATCCGCCAGAACCCGTTGCCGGTGATCAGCATCCACAGCATCGCCTCCTCGAACTCGTCCCGCATGTCGAAGCGGTCCCAGTCGTAGCGGATGAGCGACTCGTACCCCATGGCCGCGAGCAGATCCTCCTCCTCGTGGCTGCGCGGGGTGGCCCGGAAGGTCGGCTCCTTCTCGGTGAGCAGGGCGAGCATCTGGGTGACGAGCGGACGCGTCTGGTTGTCCGTGAGCCGGGGACGCCACGGCGACCGGGGGATCTGCTGGATCCGCCCGATGTTGCGATCCCGGTAGGTCCACTGGAACCCGCGAAAGAACTGGATGTCGTGGAACCAGCCCTCGTGGACGTCGTGCATGGCCTGGCGGGAGTCGAAGACGAGGGACAGGATCCTTCTCGCCTCGACGTCCTTGCCCCTGGTGTAGGGCTTCAGCGGGACGATGCGCGCCATCACATATGGATCTCGCCGAAGCGGTCGTTCCAGGCGATCACCTGATCGGGATCGTCAGGGTCCTTGCCGGCGGCGACCATGGCGGCGCGGCCCTCTGCGACCGCACCGTACCAGCCGTTGTCGCCCTGGACCTTCAGGTCGGCCGCCCACGTCGAGTCGACGGCCGCCTTCTGGTCGAAGGACGCCTGGGCGGACTGCCGCACCACATCGGCCTCGACGACCTCCGCGATGGTCTGCGCCTTCACCCGCTCCAGAACGCCGAGCATGAACTCGTGCTCCTGCTCCCGACGCACCGCATCATCCTTGAGCACGCGCAGGGCGAGCACGCAGATGGCGACGACGCTGCCCAGGACGACGACGCCCAGGACGATCGGGGTGGCGAGGCTCAGGGCCGACCGCTCTTGTTGACCGGTCCGGTGTTGTTCAGTCCGGCGTTCTTGCCCTTGCCGCCCTTCATGGCGGAGTCGCCGCCCTTGGAGAATTTCTCCTCGCAGCCGGTCGATGTCTTGCCGGAGTCGTGCTTCGGGAACTGCCGTCCTGCCTTCTTACCTGCCATCTGCCTCTCCTTTAGACGTTGGCGCCCAACGTCGGATGAAAGAATGCCTCCGCCTTCGGGTCGGGACCCTTGAGCAGTTCGGCCGCCTTGGGGTCGAAGTCGATTGTGCGGCGATGTCGGTCCTTGTCGCCCACCTTCGCACTTACGATGGGAGCGCCCACGCCGGCCTCTATACACCCACCTGTAAGTGCGATGCCAAGTGCGGTGATGCGGTCGTCGAAGCCCTTGGGGCTCGCCGGAGCCTCCTTGACCTTGCCCGACGGGGCCCGCTTGTAGATCCAACCCCGCATCTCGGCGACCGTCTCCGGGTCGTTGATGCCGACGCCCTCGCCCTGCGGGATGCCGCGGACCGCCTTGACGAGTTCGGCCACCATCCAGCGCCGGGACTTGTCGGATGTCCACCACCCGTAGGCGTTTGTGGGCCTGCCGGAGGCGCTGTCGGGAACTGTGCGTGCGTAGAAGTTCCCGTACGACAGCGGGTCCCGCTCCATGGCCTTCTGCACGGCGAGCCCCGGCCCGTTGACCTCGACGACGACGAGGGCCTCCCGGTACCAGACGCCGGTCGCCGCGATGACCTCGGCGAATATCTCCTGCTCCGTCTCGCGCATCCGGATGCAGGCGACCTGTTCCCACGAGTGCATGTCGAGCACCTGGGCGACCATCCAGTCGCCCTCGGTGCGCCCGTAGGACCCATCCACGCCGATGACGTACTCACGGGTCGGGTCGGGGCGCTTCCACACGGTGAGCGGACCCGCGTCGTTCGGCAGGATCTCCGCCTGTCCGAGCGGGCCGACGTAGGCGTCGAAGCGGGTCGGCCGGGTCTGCGCCGCGTCGATGCGCCGGGAGGCGATGGACAGGCACTGCATGTCGAAGACCTTGCGACCCGACGACTTGAAGGCGTCGTCCGGGGTGCCGGGGTACTCCTGATTGAAGTCGGCCAGGTTTCCGTTGAACTTCGAGCCGTGCAGGGTCCTTCGCCGCCACTGCAGTTGCTCGGCCGTCGCCCCCAGATCCTCGGCCAGCGTCTTTTCGTCCGGGTCGTAGGACCGCTCGAACGCCAGATGCTCGGACGCCGTGTCGAACGGGATCCGGTACTTCGGCTCCTCGAGCCACGACAGGAAGACGGGGACCATGTCGGACATCGACGCTCGCGGGTCCTCGCACCGCCAGCGCAGCCGACCGGCGTTTCGGTCGAACGACAGCCGCCACCCCGCCGCAGCCTGCTTCCACATATCGTGGAACCACCCGTAGGAGTTCGCGGTGGACTCCATGATCGAGTAGGTCTCCGGGTACTCCTCGACGCACTGGATGGCGCCGGTCCAGAAGTTCTTCGGCTCGTCCCAGAAGGCGCCCTCGGACCAGTGCCCGAAGTGGACCGCTCCCGAGCGCCCCTTGCCCGCCTTGTCCTTGGTGCCTCCGCCGGGAGCCACGGTGCGATAGTTGGTCTCTCCGCCAAAGGGCGGGGCGAACCTCATGCGAAGTTGCGAGTCGGTGCGCCGTCCGCCGTCCTTGGGGGAGGTCGATGGTCGCAGTCCGTCGGGGAGCCCTTCGAGCATGAAGGTGTAGATGCCGTGCAGGGTCTCGGCGGCCTTGTCCTCGTGGGCGGCGGTCAGCCCGTTGGCGTAGGGGTGGAACCCGGTGCGCCACAACTTCATGCCCTGCGCCCACGTCGACACGCCCTGGCGGCGGGCCTTGAGGCAGATGATCCGCACGGGCTGCTGGGCGGCCCGCATCCTCTGGGTGACGAGGTGCAGCCGTCGCTGGCCGGGGGTCCACTGGTTGAAGGGGCCTGCGCCGGAGTTGCCGAGCTTGATGCGCCCGAACTGGTGGAGCAGGAAGGCGGGGTTTGCGCGGCACAGCCGGAATGCGGCGGCGGTGGCCTCGTCGGCCTGTCGCTGGTCCTTCGGGGGGTCCCGCTGCCACCGCAGGAATGCGGCGAACAGGTCGGTCTCCTCGCCCGGAGCGATGAACCACGGCCTGTGGACGACCTCCCGGTCGCCAAGCACCTCGATCGACCCCAGGGAGTAGGCGCTCAAGTCACCAGTGCCACGGGTTGAGGGCGGGAGGGGTCTTTTTCTTGGCCTTCTTCTTGGCGTGCGCCTTCATGGACTCGCCAGTTCGGGCAGCCCTGCCCACCTTGTCGCTCTTGGCGGCCCTTGTCTCTTTGATGGCAGAGATTTCTGCCTTCTTGCCCTTTGCGGCCGTCTTTTTGGCGGCGGCTTCCTCCGCTCGGCTGGCGTCGTAAATCGCCCGCCGTCTCTTCCGCTCTGGGGTGCCCTCCGCGCGCATTATGACCCCCCATCGCTCGTCGGACTCTCGCCCAGCCGCAGCCTTGCCCTTGGCTTTGGCTGTTTTTTGCGCCTTCATCGCCTTCTGGCGGTCTTTTTTGGCCTTGGCGATCTTCTTCTTGGAGGCATCAGAGACGGTCTTCTGCACGGACTTCTTCTTCTTCTTGGAGGCATCAGAGACGGTCTTCTGCACGGAC